ATGGCAACATTCAAATATGAAATATTTAAAGATAGGAAAAGAATAGATGGCACTTACAACGTTAAGATAAGAGTCACACACAATAGGAAACTTAAAAGGATTCCCACTTCCATATATGTTACGAAAGAAGATATAACCAAGGGGTTTAAAATCAAAAATCAGTCCATCTTAGATGAATTAAATAACATCATATCCATATATCGGAGCAAGTGCAACCTGTTGTCATTGCTCATAAACGATATGGATATAACAGAACTTGTGGAGCATATAACCAAAACTGATGAATCATCTCTAAAAATAGACTTCATTTCCTACGCCCGCAAATGGATAGATGAGAACAGAGAGAAGCATGGAATCAATGTGTATTCCTGCATGGTAAACTCTTTAACAAAATTCCTGGGACGGGAGAAATTGGATTTTAAGGAGATAAATTACAAATTCTTGAAATCGTATGAAGAACATCTCGGTCAAAGACGTGCACTCTCTTTATATATGGGAGCAATCAGGCATTTGCATAACGAAGCTAAAAAAGAATATAATGATGAAGAAGCAGGGGACATAAAGATACCATGGTCTCCATTTACCAAGTATTCTATACCTAATATAATATGTACCCGCGAAAGAGCTTTGGACGCAGATACTATCAGAGCCATATACAACCTGCCATATATACTCACTAAAGATAAAAAGGAGAAGGATTGCAGATTTAATTTTGCAAAGGATATGTTTATATTATCCTTTTGCTTGATGGGTATGAACTCGGCAGATTTGTTTCTTTGTGACACTATAAGCGAAAGCAAGGGAACGCTTACAATCACATACAACAGGGCAAAAACTGCAACAAGAAGGACTGATAAAGCAAAAATAAGCGTTAACATTCATCCCTTCATATTGCCCATATACGAAAAGTATAAGGACGTATCCGAAGAAAGAGTTTTTAGGTTATATAAAAAGTATTCCACTTATGGCAGACTCAATGTTGCCATAAATGTAGGTTTGAAACAGATAGGGAAAGTTCTTGGCATTGAAGATTTGGAATTTTACGCAGCCCGGCATTCTTTCGCTTCCATCGCACGAAACGATTTAAAAGTGGACAAAGGTACAGTAGGAGAAGCACTAAATCATGTAGATAAAGAGAACAGAATGACAGATCTATACATAAAAAAAGATTTTTCCGTAATTAATGATGTTAACAGTAGGGTTATTGATTATGTTTTTAACCCCGATATGATGAAAGGGTAAATGTAAGGCGGCTTATTGGGCCGCCTTTTCAAGGTTCTCTCTGATTTGTTGGAGCATTCGGAAAGCTCCGGCCATCTTATAGTTGCCCAGACATTGTTTAGCCTGCATGATACAACTTTCAACAGTAAGTTTCAAATCCGGGGTAAAAGCCGCTTTGTTAATCTGCATTTCTTTTGGAAGTTCATCAGCATGGTTGTTGAACCATACGATCATTTCATTCAATTCCTCTTCGGAATAAGATTCTTTTTTTTCAGCCATAATACATAAGTTAATGTTAGTTCCGGCAAAGATAACAAAAATAGCCCCGACTCATCACGAGCTGGGGCAGTCCAATTTATAAATTTAAAGTCTTATGATGAAGATTGTCTATTGCGCCAATGCTTTACTATCAGCATAACGACAATCAAAACGGTTACACAAACACAGGCAAAACCGATTTGTTTAAGCAAAGTGGATTCTTTTTTATCCTTTACCCCTTCAGTCTTGGTTTCTTCATGTTTGGTGGAAGTGGTTTCCTTGTCAGCTTTCACTTCCGTACTGTCTTTGATTGCAGTTTCCTTCCTTTTATTCTTGCTGAAATCACCTTCCACATGACCGTCTGCCAATAACGGAGGTTTCCCGGTCAGGCTATCGGGCGGTTTTCGGGTATCATAGATACAGAAATCAATTACATAGTTGCCATTAGTGGTTATCAGCTCTCTTAAAGAAGTAGCAGACCCATGTATGATGTTGACTGATTCACTGGTACTATCCTTCCTGATTACTTCTGTATCGGACTTGACAGATTTATGCGAGCTGCCACATGATCCGAACAGCAGGAACAGACACATGAAGGGAGCCAGCAATATATGCCGGCTTACCCAGTTCATAACTCTAACCAACATAGTCTACAACTTAAGAACTTGCATCCTGTTATTTCCGTCAGCCCGATAACTGACGTGCACCCATGCAAAATTGCTTTCATCAATCAACTGGTCGAAAGGCAGATTCTTGCGGATATGCTCGAATAGTAGCTTATTCTGTTGCCTGTCTCCGGTATCAATGTCCGCCGCTTGTCCGCTCATGTGCTGGCTGGTTTTACTTCCCTTGACGGCCGCATTAAGTTCCGGACAGCGATAACCACTGTTTACTGTTATAGGCTTTCCCCACCATGTGCGTAACGGGTCCAGTACGTTATCCACCAAGGCAGTCAGAGCAGTCACATGCTCCTGTCTGCATCTGTTGTTGATACCCAAGCGGTCAGCAGTCGTTGACTTGCAGAGTTCCGCAATCGTAAAAAACTTCATTTCTTTTCCTCCTTATCTTTAATTAATGTAGCCCTGCGTGGTGGAATACGACGGCCGCATTCGCTGTCGGGCCTGTCACAACGGTTATGTTCGGCATCTTTCAATTGCAGTTCCAGCTCGTGGCACTTATGAATCCATGCCAGCTTATCAGACTGTTCATTACGAAGCTCAACGTATAACGCATCAATCTTAGCGTCACGCTGGGCGATACGTTCTTCCAGCCAGTCAACCTGCTTGCGCTCGTTCTCATCCTCCATCGAATCGGCGGACGCATCCTCTTTCCGTGCGTTAGTCTTGCGGTTCACCCAAAACGTGACACCCCAGCGGACAGCCTCCAATCCCCCGAAAGCCCCGATTATAGCCAACCAGTCGTTTAATTCCATTCTGTCTATTGTTTATCTGATTATAAAATACACACTTCAAAGATATCCCTATCCGCTTGCACCATCGCTGCCAAAACACCGAAATCCATTGTCACGATATGACAATAAAAAAAGAGCCTGATGACAATATTTATTGCCATCAAGCTCCTGGTTACCCTGCAAAGATAGTGAAAACTATTCCATATTCAATCCATATTGAAAAAAATAATCAGGAGCAATATTTCGATTATCCGAAGAATTTAAAGAATCACAATATTAATAGAAAACAAATAGGATTCATGAAATCTACCGGTTGTCTATAAAATCAGATGTTCTCAAGCCTTTATCGGGAAACATCTTTACTTTTTTCCTTTTCCTTTGAACATTTTTCAAGTCACGCACAATGGTGCTGGAAAGTACCTCCGAATAAATCTGTGTGGTCTTTACGGAAGTATGTCCGAGCAGCTTCTGGACTGTTGTAATCGCAACTCCCTGATGAACCAGCAGGGTGGCACAGGTATGACGGCTCACATGGTAGGTTATCCGCTTTTTGATACCACACAATCCGGCCAGCTTTCGAAGCTGCTTATTCACTTCCGAGTTGCAAGGCAAAGCGGCAAAACTTCCGATATCCGGATAACGGTCAAGAATGCCCAATGCCCTGCTTTCAAACAGCAGATGCAACGGCAGACGGATTTCCACCCCTGTCTTAACGGATTTGAAGTACAGCCACCGTTTGCCGTTTATCCTAATGAAATTCTCAGGTGTGAGCTGGCAGAAGTCAGAATAGCGCAATCCGGTATAACAGCAGAACAGGAAGGCATCGAGTACATGTTGGCTGTTATTCTTCTTTTCAGGTAGTTTCAAGGATTCCATCTTTTCAAGTTCGTTAGGCAGTAGAAAACGATGCTCTGTCTGTTCTTTCTTAATTTTAAACTTGCGGAATGGATAGGCATCTTGTGGAATATACCCTTGGTTTATTGCTTCATTGATAAGGGTGCGAAGTACTCTCATGTGCTTTCCTATCGTGTTGACTTGTAATCCTTTGTTTCGTAAAAACACATCAAAATCCTTAAGAAAAGTATAATTAAGATCTTTAAAATCAATTATGCCACGAAATTCCTTTAATGTCGCCACTGTTACCAGCATGTTATCTTTTGTACGCGCTTTTCGATCTGAATTCTCTATGGTATGTTGCGCAAATTTCAAGAACGAGATGGAAGGTGATATATCTTTTTTAACAAACTCTTTTAATTTTGAAAGTGTGGCATCAATACCATTTTTCCAGCAATTCAGTTCTATTGCCTGCAAATCTAATATGTAACCATATAACATCGCATTGAGTTCGTTACTTTGAGGATGGTTTACAACTTGTGCTCCTTGTTTGCTCCAATGCTCCGGTTTTAAATATACATTTGTTTTAAAATAGGCTTTACGTTGGTTTAAATATGCTTCAACCTGCACTAAGGCAGTTCCTTGTTTATTAAGTTTCTTTTGTCGATTATAGACCAAACGATATCTAATTTTTTCTAACATGGCAGTTTTTATTTTAAAGTTAAGTATTTCTATCTTTATTACAAAACAATACATAAAAAATTGCTCCTGGGGGAACTTCTGCAAAATGGAAACTATATAAATCTATCAGCAAACACAGGCTCTCCGGCTTTATATAGGATTGATTTTACGAGAAATAGAAATTTGATTGTTAAGATTGTTGGTGAAGGTAATTCGGCAATAGCTGATGACTACTCTATTATCTGCGGACATGGTTATGGTAATAATTTATGTATTACTCATAATTCTGGACCGTTATCAATAAAAATGTATAAAGATGATGATGATAACTATTATGTCTATGTAGCAGGATGGGGCTACGCTGTAGTATGTTTTGCTAACCGTATACCGATGAATAATACCATTTCAGCAACCAAGGTAAATATAGATATCAGCACACTAACACAGGTAGGAATTTAA